TTGGAAAGGAAGGACTTGGAGCAGTCTCATCGAGCGTTACAGCCTCGGCAGTACTCAAAGGAGTACCAGCCTCGCCTAGTACCTTAGTTAGCTTTGCGCTAAGTTCGGCATAGGACTTATAGTTTTTCGGATCGAGGAAATCCGATAGACTGTGAAGGCGGTTATATACTGCCTCCAACTTTTCATCATCACCTTCGTATAGACCGGTGGGTGATGCAAACTCCGACTTATCATAGTTACGATAGCCTTCAACTTGACGAATCTTGAGTTTGAAATCCGCGCCTTCCCAGAAATCAAATGGATTGACTGGTTTCTCGTCTTGGAATTGCGGCTGCATAACATCCATAATCTTATCAAAGATCTTTTTACCAAACTTATAAAGGAATACTTTACCTTCATTGTTTGGATTGGATGGATCAGATACGACCATAATATTAGTTACATAATGCAACCTACGTTTACGATCACGAGCCGTAGCTTTATCTTCGTCACGACCTGTATTCCAAAGAACCGAATTCATTTCGCCAACTGGATCTGGCTGTCCAATAGAGGTTAAGCTATTTTCGATATACCACATTCCGGTTGGACCCTTGAACCCATGATCCCAATAACGAACCCACGGGAGATCCTCGCCCGCCGGTGCTGGTAAGAAGCGGAGTACTGCATAACCATTACCTGCTTTATCAACAGTTGGTTTCCAGAACCGCTCATCTGCGTAAGACTTCTTTTCGCCTCCACCACCAACTGATTCAGCGGCTGAGACTAGGGAAGCGATATCGTTTGCACGATTAGTTTTTAGATTAGCAAATGACATATATTATTTCTCCTGTATTTTGTATGTCTGAATTATCCACATTTTTCATTATATAAGCTTATATTATAACATAGTTTTGTCACTTTGTAAACCCCTTAAGTACAATTTTTTTCATTTTATTTTCATCGATATTAACAAAAGTACTGTACTTACGAATTTTACGTGAGACATCCGGCCATAGAATAGTCTCGGTTATTACACTATCTGCATGGTCCATAAACTTTACAAGCTTATTTAGTATGACCACTGTCTCCAAACAGATAGTGCCACTCATATATTCCTTAACGATATAAGGATGAGTTTCAATAGCAAACAGATCTTCAAATGTGTCAACCTGTTCAGCTAATGTATTTATATCACTTTCAAAAGTATAACTCAGCGACTGCATTCTTTTCTGCCATTTGCTGTAGTTATCATCATCAGTCATCATATCACCAACCCATTTACGATCTTCAATAAATTGAGATACATAATAGTTAATAATATCTGGAGCTTTATCGTATTTACGACCTAGCTTCGCAAAGTGATATTTGTCTTTTCTTTTCCAAAAGGAAGATGGTTTTGCTGAAGTCTTAAAGTTATACTTAGGCGCATCATAACTATCACTTTCAAAGTGGAGTTTAATTGCTAAGTAATAACTGTATGCTTCAAATGGTTCCATGTTCATTATATAATCCTAGTTCTGATTGAGCTCGTCAAATTGGTAAGGTATTCCCACCATCATGTTCTATCAGATTTAATTCCACTGCCTCAGCCTGTATCTTTTCCTTGAGTACTGGGCCAATAAGGTTACCAACATCAGCTGGATCTAATTCTCTGGCAGTACAAATTGATAGTACTGCATCCATATATGGCATTTTGGTTTCACTTACTTTATCTTCAACAAGCTTTGAAAACCTCTTCTTTGTTAATATAATTTCTTCTATCATTTCATTCCCTGTAAGTATCTAAGGCCACAGTATAATGCTAGGCCTATGATTGCTGTTGTTCCAAATGTTACTTCGAAAAATCCTAATAGACCACATACAAACATTGTAATAATGAATGCATGTAGATCTAATCTTGTCCACTCATCTATACTCATTTCATAGTTACCTTAATGAGTATAGTATCCTTATTGATACGAGCATTAGGAGTTCCAGTCTTAGTGGTAAGCTTTTTCCAAGCTGTATCTAATTGCTTAGGCGAACCACTAAGAGCTGTTGGAAGGAACTCATCTGGTTTACGCAGTTTAACTTTACGTGAACCTTCAATATCTACATTTTTAAGTGTAGATCCACTCACCTCAAATCCATTAGGTGATTGACAGACCAACTCAGTAAACTCTTTGTTCTTTACATTAAACGTATAGAGTCTCATAGCACCTGGCACTGTAGTTGGTAGTACTGATGTTAGTTTATACTCACTCGACTCTTTAAGGAACTGCATCTTAGCAACTTGCTTATCGGCAGTTTTGACTTTAGGAGTACGAGTTTTACGAGTTGCTTTTGTAGATGCTTTGACTTTTTCAAGATCAAGTAGCATATCTTCACAAGCTTTCATTCGACGTTTTAGTTCTTTACGAGTAAGATGTGAATAACCCTCAACAGCTTGTTCACAACGTTTGTGGTATGCATCTGAATAATCTAGCAACCAACCTTCAATTTGCTTTTTAGGCAATTCAATAGAAGCTGCTGTAAGAGTATGAAATCTAAAACGTGTATAGACATCAAGGGTGGTTTCTTCACCTTCAATCCATTGATCTTCTAGTTCATCTAAATCCATCATAATAGTAGCTTGTGTCTTACGAAACAGTTTTTGCTGTGGTGTAAGAACAATCACATTAGATTTTTCTTTATCAGCCTCAGCTTTTTCTTTAAGAATTTGTTTGCCGGACTCAATAAGTGTATCCATTTTTCTTTTAGCACAAGTTTGATAACCATGCAGTTTTTCATCCATGTCCAAAAAGCTATTACCAGCTTTGATCCAAGTAATTGCGGCAGGAATATAAGAGAAAGCTGTAAAGTTCCATTCAGGATTAGCAAGGATAGCTTTTGCATCAGCCTTAGAGTAATTCTCTTTGACCCAATCTTTAGTTACCTTTGCAAAGTCTTTACGATCAACTTCCATATGAAAATAAGACTGGCATGCGGTCCATGTTTCCATTGGGACACCAGCAAGACCTGTACGAGCTCTTGCACGAACAGTTTTCTTTTTAGTAGCTCTACCAGTGATTTTATTAACTCTAGCCATTATATAACCTCCTCAACAGTTACTTTATATTTCTTACCATTAAAATCTTCCACATCAATAACCTTTTTAGTTGATTGGAAGTAACCTTCAGTAGGGTGCAAGTCATATTGTACTATACCTACTTTTTCAACATGAGAATTTGCATCCTCAGAACATAAGACTTTTCTAATTTGATCAGCTATGAAATCACAATATACCATTAAGCACTCCTGATTTGTTTAAGTTCTCTGACCATTTTAAGCTGAGCTTCTAGTTTCTTAAGAACCTTAGGAGTTGCAACCTGTGGGTTATCAATTTCCTGTTGGATGAAGTGTGGTAATACACGAAGCATCGTATCAATATTGCTAGGGTTAGCAATTAGGTTCTTTTTTAGTTTAGTTACTGAAATCATAAAATTTTTCCTTCCTTTTATCATTTTATAAGTATATTATATCACACTTTTAACCAATTGTAAAGGAAAAAGTGAAAAAAAGTTTTCAATGATTTCAATGGCTTGTAAAATAGTTTGAAAAAAGTTCAGCCTAATGGCTGAACTTCAATACGTTTTCTACCTTAAAAGACCGCCATTCAGATTTCTCTGTATCTAGGCAACGAATAACTTGAAGAGTAGCATCAACACCCTGTAGATTAGCGTCATCTTTAGGTCTCTTATCAGCAGGAATTAGATCCTCTTTCAAAGTAGCTTGCATCAATCGCTCTTCACCATTGACTTTGATAAATTTAACTTGACATACTCCATTGCGTAGCATATCAACCATTTCACTTCTTGTATAAGCTTCACTCATATTATAGGTACTCCACAGTATAGGTTTTAGTTGGATTATGGTGTGTATTGTCGTTGTCAAAAAACACTTTTGTGTGTGTTTCAACTCTTACTCTACGTTCACCGGTTGTATCATATTCTTCATATGATTTGATAGTGACTTCCTTTAGAAGCCGACGTTCGTCATGATATTCCACATCTGGTAGCATTTCTTTACCTCCTCATTTTTGCTAATTCTTCAGCTTGTTTAGTTCCTCGCATGACTGGTACGAGGTTTGATTTGTGCATTGTTGCGATGCCGACAATAAGATCTCCTGTGTATTGCATGGGCTCTTTTTTTGCTGTTGCGTTTGATGGAATTGTGTCCGACGTCTTGACGCTTGGATATTCCGGGACATCACGGTAGACCGGTTTCTGCGGGACATACTCTTTAAACTCCTTCTTTTTAGCTTTAAGCTGAGATGGATGACAACCTTTATCCATGAGCCACTTGTCATGTTCAGCTTGCGCTTTTTCCCAACCAGGTTTACGATTTGCTTTACGTTTTTTTGTATTGAGGCTTGACATGCCTCTCACTAAATGCATAGTCATATTACTGTCTTTCCTTATATTCTGCAACCATCTTTTTCATCCACCCTTGGACAATCTTTTCTTCTTCTGTTAATTCTAACATATTGAAGTCTTCTACAACACGAGAAAACAAATGATACTTAGCCCACTCAACACCATCTAATTCTTTTTTAGTCTTTGGTAAAGGTACGCTATCATACTGGTTTTCTAGTGTCATTCGCTTTTCTCCCAACGATAAAAAATATGATTACCAATTGTAATTGTTTTAGTTTTAGATGATGCCCATGCAGGTCTTACATAGTCAGCATGATAATGCGTAGCACCATCAGTAAAATCCCAACGTGAATTAGCATAGTATACTTTGAAAGCGATCATACGAGCAATTTCATATACTTCAA